CGCCTACTATGGGACGCGTATCCCCCTCCGGTCAGAGGAGCGGCCTTTCGACCGCGCCGAGCAAATCTGATCATTTGACATCCTCCCCGGCCTTCTTCGCGCGCGATTCGCACGCTGAGAAAACGGCGTCGCGATCGAATCCAGCGCTCACGTACTCGCGTATGTCCCGATCGCGGAAGTCGCCTTGCCATCCGTTGTAATAGGGCCCGTGACTCGTCTTGTGCCTCACGACGTAGTAGCCCGCATACTCCCCATCCTCGAAATGCAGCGTCATCACGTCGTAGCTTGCGCGTCGCCAGTTCATTTGAGGCTCCGTCTTAGTCATCGCACCCCTCGCATTTCGGCCGCTCTATCGCCTCTCCGCACCAGCAGATCCACAGGTCGCCGTGAGGCTTGAACTCATGCTCGTGGACCTTGGTTTTCTGGCGGTTCAGCGCCAGCCAGGAACCAGTGAGCTCGTAGCGTTTGCCGTTGAGCATGAGTTCGTGTCTCAGGAGGCGCTTCTCAGTGCATCGTTCCAATCCTTCGACTTGGGCGTGCGAATTTCCATCTGCACCCTGCCCTGCAATCGCTCCATCAGCTTTGCCGCCGCGTCCAGTCCCGCGATATCTCGGTCCGCGAAGATGATCAGCTTCTTGACGTTCTGCGGAGGTTCGAACTTCGCCAGTAGCGCCGTGTTGAGTGCGGCCCATGTCGGCACCTCATGCATGATTGCGGCAGACAGCGCCGTCTCTATTCCTTCGGCAATCCCGAGCGTTTCCCCGTGGGGCATCAGTGGGACAGCACAGCCCTCGCGACCGCGCATGCTCGACAGGATCTTTCGCGGCTCGTATCCCTCGAGTTTTCGCCCCTCGGGCTCCAGGTAGGTGACATGCACCGTCACGAGTTCGCCGTACTTGTCGCGTACCGCAGCCACGAGGGCGGGGAACCGGCCGACGCTCTTGCGCTCTTCCCAGTACTCGACCGACGTATGCGCTCGCAGGGAATGGCCGCTCGGTAATGGCCACAGCGCGCGGCTTTTGACGTACCGCCTCACCGCTTCACAGTCCTCGACCGCGCATGTCTCCCGAAGCAATCGAAGCACTCGCCAGGTGGGCTTTGCGATTGGCTCAGGCTCGTGCTGATGCACCGGAATTGCCTCACGCTCGTTCTCGGGTTCCTCGATTCCGGCCGCCTCCATCACGCGCTTTCGTGCTTCACTGAATCGCACGCCAAGCACGCCCATGACCAGCTTGAATCCGTCACCCGCTCCGCACTGGTTGCAGATCCAATCCCCGCGCCCGTTCTTGTTGTCGAAACGGTAGCGGTCGTGACCGCCGCAGATCGGGCAGGGTCCGTGCCTGTTCCTGAGTTGTGATTCTTTCACGCCAAGCGAAAGCAAAACCTTTCGCCAACCGTTTGCGCCCAGACGAATGTGGATTGCGTGAGCGTCAATCATGCCGCTGCCCTCGACTCTTTCTCGCGACGCTTCGCCCAGCGGATCATCTGCGCCTTGAGCCAGCCGCTCGTTTCGGGCGTTGCAGGCTTCGGCGGAATGCGCCAGAACCGCGACGGAATACGCTCATCCTCAGGTCGCTTGAACCGCGTTCGTGTCTGCGACCACGCCCAGAATCGCCCTGAGTTTTCCTTGATGCGCCACCGATCAGGCCAGCGGCTCGCGTACCAGTCGCACGCCTCGCGATAGAAGGTTTCCATCGCAATGGTCTGCTCTTGCAGCGTCGCGTTGATTTCTTCCAGCTCCGCCTCAGTGACAAACACGGGCTTGGCTTTCGGGACGGGCTTCCAGCCACAGTTCGGGCAGTTCGATCCGTCCTCAGTGACCAGCCAGACACACCCGCACTCGCGGCAGTGACGCGGTTTCTCGTCCACCGAGAGCCGAGATTCGGCGAGCCTCTCCCGAGCCTGTACGTTGACGTTGCTCTTGCTGTCCAGGGACCAATCGCGGTCATACGTCGGAAGTCCCAAGTTTTCGATAACCCGTCCGTGGTCGATGATGATCACGTGATCCTTGCCGTCAGCTGGTCGCATGCCTCGCCCGATCGCCTGCAGGTACAGCACAACCGAGCGTGTCGGCCGCGCCAGCACAACACACTCCACGTTCGGGATGTCGATGCCGTAGCTCAGCAGGAAGCAGTTCACCAGGACCTTGGTCACCCCGGATTCCAGCCTCGCAATCGCTTCCTCGCGCGTTGCGTCGTCGTCGTCGTCAGTGAGCTGCTCGGCTGCTACACCCGCCTGCCTGAACTCCGTCACGAGCTGAGTTCCATGCGCCTTGTCGCATGCGAAAACGATCGTCCGCTTGCCGTTCGCGATGCGTAGCCAGTTCTGCACCACATCGCCGATGAGCTTCGGGCGCGAGAGCAATTCGGACAGCTCGCCCGTCGCATAGTCGCCGGTCTTCGAGTCCTTCCGAATCGCTCTGAGCTCTTTCGCCGTCACGATCGGCTTGGCGAAGATTCGCGGTCGAACCAGCATTCCGGCCTCGATCAGTTCGGACACAGTCGGCCCCAGGATCAGCGCGTCGAACTGGTCACTGAGAGCCGCGCCAGAGGTCTTTGCCGGCGTCGCCGTGAACCCGAATTGCCATGCGTTCGGGTAGCTGTTCAGGATCTTTTGCCGGCTCGCTCCGAGCGCAAGGTGAGCCTCATCGAACACCACCACGTCAGCACAGGGTAGCGGCATCTTCGCGTCGACGACGCATCGCCGGTACAGCGTGTCCACGCTCGCCACCTGGACCCGTCGCGACCAGCCTGTCAGACCGGGCAACGCCGCCGCGATCACGCCGTGCGAAATGCCGAACGATTCCAGCCGCTCGTGGAGCTGGCGGACCAGCCGAGTGCGCGTCGCCAGGATCAGCACCCGCAAGCCAAACTCGACAGCGGCGGCAACCAGCGCGGCGATGATGTGCGTTTTGCCCGCCCCGGTCGGGGCCTGGAACAGCACGCGGCGATGCTTGCGAATGGCCATCGCGCAGCGAGCCAGGATGTCGCGCTGGTAGTCACGCAGAACGTTGGCCTTCTCGGGCAAAACGTCGAGCCAATTTTCAGCCCGCGCGCCCGCGCTAAGAGGCTCGCCAAGAGGGAGATCCAAGCCTAACTCTAACCTCAGAGGCTTAGTCATACCTCCCTCCTTGGCTAGCTTCTTCCTCTTCAGTTTGGTTTGGTTTGGTTTGGATGGCACGCTTCTGGGAGGCGTTTTGCGTGTCATTTGCCAGGCGTTTTGCCAGGCGTTCTGCCATACTTTTGCCAGGCGTTTTGCCAGGCGTTTTGCCCCACCTAGAAGCCGCGCCATTCATACCGGCTGATTTCCTCTTTTCTGTGATGAGCACGGCTTTCTGTCGGTGCTCCTCCAATCGCAGGTTGATGAGTCCGTCTCCGTGCTCGACGAATTTCTGGCCGACCGTCTTCCAAAGGCGCATGAACTCCTTCGGTTCGTACTGGCACATGCGCGCGATGCGCTTCGGATCCTTCGGGATAGGTCCAGCGGTCCATTGGTAAGCTAGAAGCAGGATGTAAAGGGCGCGCTCCTCGCCTTCCCATGTGGCCGTAGACGCCAACAGATCGCCGAAGAAGAGCGGGAGGAACGGCTGCTTAGTCATGCCCGCTTCCTCCCCTTGTGGTGGCGATTAAAGCGAGGGCGCAAGCGATGAATGAGACGAATCTCATGCATCGCCCAATCACCCAATCGCCTTGACCGCTTAACTTTGACGCGGACCTTCGTGGTACTCGGAAGGTCACCCCACGGCGTGATAATGTTTTGTGCGTATCCGTATCTGATCGAGTGCTCGGAGAACCGGTTATAGATATCGACGGATTGACCGATGTATACCAATTCATCGTCGAAATAGATGGCGTAGACGCCCGCACACCGCGGCAACGCCCACATGGGAAATGTGTAGGTAGTCCAGGTCATTTCTTGACCAGAAACTCATCCAGCGTCATGCCGTTATGGACGCGCGTGGCGTCTACCGTCTCGTCGTGCCGGTCCTTGACGCGGTTGGCGATGTCCCATACCACCATCTCCGCGACATGCCCGGCGTGATGCCATGTTTCCGGAGTGCTTGAGCGCTCGCCCGGACAGAATCGCCCGAGCACGCAAGTCCATGTCACTGCCGATACAAGGGAACCGCAGCGCGGACATCGCGGTGATGGATCGATAGAGTGCAGGTTGACGCTCACTTACGACCCCCATTCCGGGACGATCCATCGTTTTCCTCGTCATCCCCGAGGAAATCCATCTGCAATCCATTCGCCTTCATGCGCTTGGTTGCTACCTTGTAGGCATGAGCTTTACGACGAGCCCACTCTTTCAG